GTGGCAGCGCGTCCTGCCCGAACTCCACGCGCCCGTTATCGCTGAACGTCACGCGATCCGTGGTCGTGCCGCCCACCCGAGACGCGATGTGGAATTTCCAGCCGGTGCCGTCGCCAAAGAACATCCGACCCGCATTTGGCGTGCCGAAGCCGCCCGCGAGCCACACCGAGCCAGCGGTGCCCGTGGGCAACCCTGTGGTGCCACTGGCCGAGATCACGCCGGGGATCGTGAGCGGCACCGGCAGATCGCCATTGACCAGCACGCGCTCAGATACGTCGCCGTCGCCGTCCGTGAACAGCGCGAACGTGCCGCCCGTCGTGGCCAGCCCGTCGAGCCGAACCGTGGTGCTGGCATCCGGTCGCAACTTGCTGCCGCCCACACTGAGCCGGTCGGCGCTGGCCGTCTGCCCAGCGGCCACGTCCACGAGCACGAGCAGTGCCGCCAGCACGTACAGCAGCAGCATTGCGATAGTCACGGGGGAGTCCCGATGCACGCGCATGGCTAGTCTTTCTCCAAGCTGCACTGGCCCACGCGGGCCTCGGCCGGGTCGCTGCCGCCGCCCGTGATGCGGTACTGCAGTAGCACCACACCCTCGGTCAGCGGGGCGGCAAAGGTGGTCGTGGCTGAGGCGAACGTGGTGCTCGTGGTGCCGGTCAAGCTCGCGAGCACGACGGCATTGGTCGCGTCATACAGTCGAAGCTCGACTGAAGTGGTCGGGCTGGTCGTGTGGGTCACGCGCCGGTAGCCGCGCAGCGTCCACGTGCCGGCCATCGCGGCCCCGCCGAAGCGCACCGGGATCGCGTTAGGCACATCCGTCCAGCTGGTGGGGTTGTCGCCGAAGTAGTTGTCGCCGCCGAGCGGGATACGGGCCACGCCTGTGCTCGTGGAGGTGCTGCCGCCGCCCGTCGTCGCCGTGCCCGTGACGGCCACGCCGCCACCCGTCGTCTGGCTGCGCTGCTTGAAGTACTCAAACCAGGCGCGGCCCAGCACGTCACCCTCCACGCACGTCAGCTCGTAGAGCACGCGATCGCTATCTTCCACCGCGACACGCACCCGCTCCACCAGATAGGCCCCAGTGATGCCACGATCGCTAATCGTGATCGTCACTTCCTGCAGCGGGTAGAAGCCGGGCACGTCCGTCACGAGGGCTACCCGCTTCGGCTGGCTCACGCGCCGCGCGAGTTCGGCCGTGGCCCACGCGCGGGCCTGCCCGAGATCGGTCTGCTCGGCCGCCTCCACGATGGCATCGACGCACACCGCGGCATTGAACGTGCCCGTGCTGGTCTGCGTGCCGGCGTCCCACACGCGCACCCATGCCGGGAACTCCACCGGGTAGGACACGCTGACCGTCGTGCCGTTACCCAGCGCCGAGCTGCGCACGATGGCCAGCGCCGTGGCATCCCACGACCACGTGCCGCCGCCCAGCGTGTAGGTGGTCACGCCCTCCGTCACCTGCGTCGGGGCCGTGGACGGCTCCACCGGCACGGGAAACGTGGTGATCGTCCCGTTGCCGACCATGCTCGTGGTGTACGTCGTGGTGCCGGTGCCGCCCGTCCGCACCCACAGCCGCGTGGCGCGCTGCACGCGCGACTGGCTCACGCCGATGCCGTCCTGCCGAATGTTGCCGTTGGCCACGCTCAGCACGACCGGCGCGGCCAACGTGCCTGGGTTGACCAGATCCGCCTCTTGGTCGCCGTTGATGCGGACGAACCAGCCCGCCAGCTGCGCAATCTGCGCGAGCACATCCGCGAGCGTCTGGTGCTCCACTTCGATGGCGTCGATGCTCGGCCCGCCGCTGGCCGCGGACAGGTTCGTGTACCCCAACGGGTCGAGGTACGCATCGAACAGGTTGTTCCACGTGAGCAGGACATCCTGCGCCGGGATGCTGAGCCGGTCCACGACGATGGTGGCCAGCACGGCGGTGTAGTCCTTGGCCGTCAGGCGGATTTCGGTGCCCGACTCGTGCAGCAGGGGCCGCTCTTCCACTTCGACAATCGGCCCCTCGAAGACCAGGCCGCTGTCATGCGTCACGCGCACGGCATGGCCCAGCGTGGGCCGGAACGCCGACGACACCGCGCCACGGTCGTACAGCGTGGCCTCGAGCACTTCGACGCCGAAGTGCTTGTCGATGTCGAGCGTGCCATCGGCCAGCCAGGCGGTGCGGTCGGTGCCGTTGATGGTGAAGGTGACGGCCATGGCTTACCGCACCCCGTAGGTCTGAAGCAGGCCCGGCGTGACTTCCGCCACGCCCAGCCCGACGCGCCGCGCGTTGAGGTACACCGGGGCCTCGACGCGCATGCTGCCGCCCCACGCCGGGGCCGACATCCGCACGCCCATCCGGGCACGCGCCTGCAGATCGTCGTACTGCGCTTCGGTCAGCACGGCCTCACGCCCATGCAGCCGCACCAGCGACTCGCGCCCGAAGTCGCGCACGCCGCCGCTGCCGATGGCGAACCCGTCGTAGTCGCCGCCGCTGCCGCTGTTGCCGCCGCCCGGCGTGCCCGTGCCGGTCGGGGGCGCAGTCGGGCCGGAGGGCATCGGCGCATTGGCCACCTGGCCCAACTTCGACAGCCACTCGTCCAGCTTGGCAATCAGCCGGTCGATGGCCTCGATCTGCTTCTCGGCCGCATCGCGCTGCGCTGCGCCCACCACGCCATTGGCCTCGGCCAGTTCCAGCAGGGAGCGCGTCTGCTCGTCCAACTGGCTGCGCAGTTGCGGGTTGGCGTCGAGGATTTCCCACAGCGTCTGCAGGTACGGCGCGAAGATGGCCAGTCCCCGCTGGCCGCCGCCGCCGAACTGCTCGAGCGCCCGCCATGCGGAGCCGATGCCGTTGGCGATGTCGGTGAACAGCTCCGGCATGGCCGCAAACACGCCCGTGTTCTGGAAGCCCGCGAGCGCCGAGCCGAGGCCACTGGCCGTCTGGACCGCGATCCCCGTGTTCTGCCCGTTGACGATGCCGGCCAGATCCGAGATACCGGCCAGCCCGGTCGGCATCGTGCCGCCGTTGCGCTCGTAGATGCCCTGCAGCGTGCCCATCGCGCCGCCCAGCCGGCCGATGATCTGCACCGCCGACTCGCCGCGCGCGACGGCTTCCCCGAACAGCGCCGCCAGCCCCGCCGCCGCGGCATTCACGCTGCCGCCGAAGTCCTGCAGCGCGTTGCCCGTGTAGCGGCCCAGCGCATCGACGGCGGCGACGATGCCCGTCTCGGCCTGCGCGACCTGGCCATCGAGGAACGCGTTGATCTCGTCGTAGCCCGGATCGCCCGGCCGCGTCAGGCGCATCTGCGCGAGCTGCGACTGCGACAGCACGCCCTGGGCCGCGGCGACCTTGTTCAGGCTGATGACCAGCTTGTCGGCGCGCGCCTTCTGCTCTGCGATGGCCGTGTTCAGGCTGGTGACGGCCCGCTGGAACGTCTCCGGCTTGTTGCTATTGAACAGCGACGTGAAGTACTCCCAGCTGTAGCCGGTGCGCTCCACCACGCGCTTGAAGTCGTCGAGCGTGCCGTAGGACGCGATCACCTGCTGGCGCATCGCCTCCATCTGCTGCGCCTGCGCCTTGCGGTTCTGGTTGGCGCTGTACAGCCCGGCCAGGCCGCCCACGACCGCGCCAACGCCGGCCCCGAGGAAGCCGCCCGCCATCGCACCCGTGGCTGCGCCGCTCACCGCGCCCGCCGCGAAGCCTGCGCCACGGTTGGTGAACAGGCTGCCAATCTGCAGCCCCGTCGTCAGCCCGGCCAGCCCGCCCGACAGCGCCCGGCCGCCTGCGGAGAGGTTGCCGCTGGCCTTGTCGGTCAGCCCGGAGAACCGCTCGCCCAGCGCCTCCACCAGTTGCGTGGACGCATCCGCCGACGCAATCACGGTGCCCAGCCCGCGCGTCACGCCGTCAAGGCTCGGCCCGGCAATCTGCGCCAGCGAGGCGAATGCCTGCACCACGCCGCGCATGGACTGCTGCCACGACCGCGCCGTGGCCGCCGCCTGCCGCGGGGCACCGTCCGTGATCTGCTGGAAGTACGGCCCGTTCATGATGCTGTTGAACGGGTTGCTGGCTTCCTTGATGGTGCCGAGGTTGGCCGTCTGATTGGCCTCGGCATACGCCAGCATCCACGTGGCGGCCTCTTCGATGGCTCCGCCGTACTCTTCCCAGCCCTGCGTGGCCTGCGCCGTGACCTGATACGCCTTGGCCACGTCGCGGTTCATGTCCCGCTGCGCGTCCGACACCTTGCCGACCGACGCCGCAGACGCTGCGGCGGCCTTGCCATACTTGACCGTCGCCCGCTCGGCCTGCTCGGTCAGCTTCAGTAGCCGCGTGATGTCGGCGTCGTTCACGACGGGCCGCGAGGGCGCAGTGATCGGCTCTGGCAGCTTGCCGTCGAAGGGCAGCAGTTTGGTGGCAAAGTTGGTGCCGAGGCCGTACAACGAGGCCGCGCCGAGTCCAAACGGCCCCGCCGACGACAACCGCCGCCCGATCACGCTGTCGGCCAGTTCCGTGGGGATCGCTTTCGCCGCCGCACTCCCGGCGCTGCTGATGGCGTCGATGAGCGTGAGCGTGTCGCCAATGACACCCGCGGCGGCCGTTTTGGCCCGCAGTGCCATGCGATCCCAGCGGTCCCCGAAATCATCCAGCGCACGCACGGCGCTATCACTGATGACCAGGCCCAGCCGCTCCGCTTCGTCGCCGAGATCGCGAATGCCCGCTTTGATCGCGGGCAGGATCTCGGCTCCACTGCGGCCGAACAACTCCATCGCCAGCTGGGTCTGCTGCATCGGGTCAGGCACGCGCGCAATCGCGTCTGCGATTTGCTCGAATGCCTGCGCCGGGCTGAGCCGCTGCAGTTCGTCGAAGGACAGCCCGAGCTGGGCCACCGCAGCAACCGTGCCGGTGCCGCCTTCCACCAGGCGCTTGGACAGCTGCGACACTGCCCCCGCGATGGTGTCCACGCTGGCCCCGGTCTGCTGGGCGGCATAGCCGAGCCGCTGAATCTCGGCCGTGCTCAGCCCCGTCTTGGAGGACAGGTCGGCAATCGCACCCGATGACTCGACGACCCCCGACACCAGCGACCGCACCGCGCTGAGTCCCTGCGTGGCCACGGCGGCCGACAACCCGGCCACCGCGCCCTGCAAGAGACTGATGCCTGCAAAGCTCTTGCTGCCGTCCGTGGCCGCAGACTTGAGGCCGTCCAGCTCTCGCTTCAGGCCGGTCAGTGTGGCACTGGCGGTGCCCCCCTTGACACGGATCGCGTCGAGCGCGCTATCCACGGCCCGCTCCACCCGCCGGAACTCGTCGGCCGTCAGCTTGGCCGCGCCGCCCACCTTGCGCACGCCCTCGGCCATGCGTAGCGCGGTGCCTTCCAGACGCGTTCCATCGAACGCGCTGCCCATGGCCTTCAGCGACCGATCCGCGTCACCCGTGGCCCGCTTCGTCTTCGCGATCGACGCCGCCACGCGCTCCATGCCCTGCTCGAGCGGGCGGGTATCAGCGGTGAACGTCGCTTGAATGGCCATGGGTTAGCGGGATCTCAGGGGCGTCTGTGTCGCGGCTTCGGTCTCGGCGTCTTCTCGGCGGATGGCGTTCAGCGTGCTAGCGAACCAGCGGATGGGCCACCGGGCGACGGCGTGCGGCGGCGTGTGCGTGCGGAGGCCGACCCCGACGACGACATCGCGCCAGGTGTCGACGGGGCGGCCTCCTCGTTTCCCCGTGGGCCTGCCTTGAACAGCCCGGCAATCTCGTCCAGCAGCGGCTGCTGATGCCGGCCCACGGCGTCATCGATCTCCTGCGTGATCTCGCGGCGCAGGTTCTTCAGCGCATCCCGCGTCACGGGCATCGGCGGGGCACTCTCCGGCGCGAACGGCGGGCGGATGTCCCACGCATCGAGCCACAGCAGCACCACGTCGCGATTCAGCTCACGCAGGTGCGCGCGGTGCTCGCGCGTGAACTCGCGCACCCGGTAGACCGGCTGCCCAGGCGTCGGCGTCCAGTCGGCCGGGATCTCGTCGGGGCGGGCTTCACGCCATCCCATCTGCGCGATCTCGAGCAGGATGTCGTTCAGCGTGTAATAGGCTTCGGTGTCCAGCTCCTGACGGAGCTGGATGACGTACCCGGACGGCAGCGTGATCGCGGTCGTCGCGGCGATGTCAGGCCACGCGGCTGGGCGGCTCGTGGACATGGGCAGGGTGCTCCCTTCAGAGCATGGGTAGCCGCGCACCGGGCGCATACGGGAAGCGCCCCCATGACGGCCACTGGAACACGACACGACGATCGGCAATGAACCCGGACTGGACGGTGTAGACCCAGTGCTTGCCGAAGTAGAAGAGCGACAAGTGCGACACCTTGCCGTACTGCCACATAGGGTCTACGGTGTCGGGCAGGACCGTGAACGTGCAGGTGTCGCCCTGCATCCGCCACGTTTCGAGTCCTGCGGCCAGGCGACCGGCGACATAGAGCGCGCCGCCGATGCCTGACACCGCATGCCCCTGCAGGAGCATCCCGCTACTCACGGCTTACGGCGTGGTGAAGCTGATGTTGCCGGCCGCGCGGATCTCGACCTGGCCGCTCACCGGCTGGCCGAGGGCCACCGTGACGCCGCCCGACATGAACATCGACCCCTGGTAGTACGTGGTGGTCGCCGTCGTCTTGTCGAGGTACACGCGCAGCGTCTTGGTGCCGCCGCTGCGGATGGTGGTCAGCACGTCGAGGTCGGCCGTGTCCACCATGAACTCGCCCGAGCCGCTGAAGTCGCGCTTGCCCTCGGCATAGACGAGGTTCGTATCGCCCATGCAGGTGGCATCGCTGTAGGCGCGCGGCTCGTTGATGGTGTACTGCCGGAAGCACGCGATCGCCTCGTAGGTGGTGCCGGTCGTGTTGATCTCGATCGCGCCGTTGTCGCCCTGGATTCTTGCCATCGTGTGCTCTCCCTTGGCCTAGCTCTGCTCGGCCACGATCTCCAACTGCCCGATCACTGCGAACAGCCGGCTGTCCCCATCGACGTAAGCGCGCTCGGTCACATCCGTGAACGCCACCCGTGCGATGTGCCACCCCGTCGCCGTCCACGGCGTGCGGTGTAGCAGATCCTCCAAGCGGGCCGCCGCATCCCGCACCGCGGCGGCCTGATCCTGCGTGCCCTCGACGGTCAGCCCATACGTGAACCGCCGCACGATGGCGTCACAGCGCATGGCCTCACCCTCAGTCGGCGCACCGCGCAGGCTGAACACGACCACGGGCCGCGCCGCTTGCGCCGGGGGCGGGGCCACGTCGAGCCACATGCCGCCAGGGCACAGGCTGGCCACCGTCGCATCCCCCGTCACGCGCGCATGCAGTGCTGCGCTTAGCGTCCTCATGCGGCCCTCATGCGCCCGCTGCGGGTGGCCACGTCCGTCAGCAGCCCGCGCAGCCGGTCCAGCATCCGCGCGCGAATCCCTGCCGCCGCCGGCACGAACACGTCATGCCCCGCCACCCGCCGGCCCGACACGTGGTCGTAGCCGTCCTCATAGAGGTGGCTGTGCGGGGCCGCATTCCGCACGACGTACTTCATGGGGCCGCGCACCTCGAGCCGATTGCCGCGCCGCAGATTGCCCGTCTTGTCCTTCTCGGGAAACACCTGCCGCACCTCGGCTAGATGCGCCTGCGCCGCTTCGCGCGTGATGCGATCGGCTTCGCGCTGCAGCACCTCCGGCAGCGCCCGCAACTCGCGCCCCAGTTCGTCCAGCCCGGTCCACGTCACGCCAGCCCGCGCGCTCATGCGAGATCCCGTTCCTCGCAGGCCAGCGACAGCCAGCGCCGCATCGGGCCACCCGTGGCCGCCTTGCCGGTGATCTCAAGCGCGCGATCCGTGTTGCCGTCGTGCCACACGAGCCGGTCCCCGACATCGACCGCGGTCCATGCCCGCAGCGTCACCAGATGGCTGGCCACCGGGGCCACCTGGCTGCCGAACTGCCGCTCCATGCGGGCGCTGCTCGGTGTCTCCACGGCCGCCGGCACCCGCGTCGGCTGCACTGCCGTAAACGTGTTCACCAGCGCGCCGCCGCTGTTGGTCACAGCCCGCGTGTACAGCGTCACCCGGTCACGCAGGCGGCCCAGCATCACCGCGCCCCCGTGCGGACCCGGTACGGCATCAGTAACGCTTCGACGCCATACGCCACCGGCCCCATGCCGCCCGCCACGCCCGCGCTGCGCTGCTCGTACCAGTGCGCCACCAGCAGCTGCACCGCCTGCTTGATGGCCTGCGGCACCGCATAGGCCGTGGCCCACCCGGCCGTGTAGCGCACGACCAGGCTGCTGTGGTCCCGCAGCGACACCGGCCACAGCTGGCCATCCCGCAGCACCAGCCGCGGCAGGGCCGCGCCGGCCGTGTCGAGCGCGTATACCGTGCCGGCCACGACCGTCGCGGCGTCGGCCTCGGAATACACCGTGACCGATGTGAGGGCCGTCACCGGCTCTGGCAGCCACACCACGCGCCCCGGATCGCCGTCGTAGGCGACCTCACGCGTCTGCAGCAGCACGGCCCGGCCCAGATACGCTTCCACCCACGCCTGCGCCGCCAGCTCGAGCGCGTCGAGCATGGCGTCATCGTCGTTGAGCGGCTGCGCCACATGCGCCCGCAAGATCGGCAGCGACACCACGCAGCCGGCCGGCGGCGTCACCACCACCGGCCCGCCGCTGCGGTAGCGCCACGCCGATCGCGTTGCGGACGCCAGGCTCACGCGCGCTCCCGCTTGTGGGCCTTCACCTCGCGCACCGGAGCGGCCACGCTCGTGGCCGCCCCTGACGCGCACCACTGCTGCGCCAAGCCGTCAGGCAGCTCGTAGGTGACGCCCGGCGAGAACGTGCGCTCCCGCCCGGCGTCCATCACGGCCTTGTGCTCGCGCATCAGTACCTGCATGGCTCTAGTTCAGGTCGGCAGCCTGCGACGGCTGCTGCGCCCCGGCTCCGAGCAGCGCGGTCGCGCCGAACACGACCGACGCCGTGCCCGACTCGGTGGCCTGCAGGCGGATGTACCGCTTGTTGCCGAGGTACCCGAAGGCCCCTGTCTTGTCGGCGTCGCCGCTGGCGTCGATGTCGAACGCCGAGCCGATGCGCTGGGCGGCCGGCACCGTGGTCGCGTCGGTGCCGCTGGCCAGGTCGCCGTGGTACAGGTCGATGGCGAACTTGTTCGTCGCATCGGCCGTGGTCACGGTGCCCACCTGCACGACGATGGTGGCCTTGTCGTAGCCCTGCACGTCGATCACCTCGCCACTGACGGTGGCGGTGCGCGCGGCGTAGCCGAGGGCGTTCACGATCTTGAAGCTGTTGACGTTGTCTCGCATGTGCGTCTCTCCCTGTGATGTCCCTGTGCCGACTAGGCCATCTTCAGGAACTTGATCGCCTCGAAGTCGATCACGTCGCCGCCGACCCGCTTGACCGCATAGAAGCGGACGTAGGGCTTGTTCGTGTACGGGTCACGCAGCACGCGGATGCCGAGCCGGTCCACGATCTGGTAGCCGCTGGCGAAGTCCCCGAACGCCACCGCGAGCGCGTTGGCCGTCGAGAACGCCGGCATGTCGTCGGCGATGATGACCGGGTAGCCCAGCAGCGTGTTCGGCACGCCGGCCTGGAACGACGGCACGAACACGAACTTGCCCGCGCTCGAGGCGTCGGTGAGCTGGCGCACCTTGGTCTGCGTGATGCGGCTCATGACGAACCGCGCGCCCGGCAGGAAGTGCGGCTTCAGCGAGCCGATGAGGTCGAGCAGCTTATTCACGCCGTTCGGGTCGGTGCCGAAGCTGCCCGAGGAACCCGACGCCACGTGCTGGAGCGTGCCCCACGCGCGCGAGTCGTCCACGGTGGTCGCCGTGGTGTAGGTCGTGAAGCCGCGGGGCTTGCCCGCGCCGTCGCCCGCGATGAACGCCGTCTCTTCGAGCCGCGAGAACTTGCTGGCGATCTTGCCCTCGAGCCACGCGCCGACATCGACGCCGGCATCGTCCAGCAGCTTCTGCGTGGCTTCCGGCATCGCGTACAGCTCGTGGACCGGAATGCGCCACTTGCCGAGCGTCGGGGAGGTCGTGGCGTCACGGCTGCCCGTCTCCGCGACCCAGCCCGCGTTGGCCTCGGCCACGTCCGTGCGGCCTTCGAGGGCGTCCGTGCTGATGCTCTGGACCGACGCGATCGTGCGGATGGCGCTCGTGTCGAAGATTTTCGAGACGACACGGCCCGACATGTCGGCGGGCACGAGGTAGCCGCCATCGGGGTCGGAGCCGACCGACATGGCCTTCTGCTCGTCGCCGTTGAGCACGTCCGCGCCCTTACGGACGAACTTCAGGAAGGCGGCCTTCTGCTCGCGCTGCTCCGGCGTCAGGCCCTCGCCCTTGCCGTCCACGCCCATCGCGGCCAGCTTCTGCAGACGGGCGTCCTGCTCGTCCACGATGCGCTTGAGGGCCACGCGCTGCGCCTCTTCGGCGTCGGCCTTGGCCTTCAGCCCGTCCATCGACTCGGCGATGCGGGCCAGCTTGGCTTCCGTCTCGGGATGCACGGCACCCCGCGTCTGGAGTTCGTCCACACGACGCGTCAGCGTGTGCTGGAACTCCGAATTCGCGCGCTTCAGTTCGTCGAGCGCCGCATTGATTTCGCTCATGCTCTCAGCTCCTTGGCGGCCTGGCGCAGTGTCTGCACCACGGCATCCTCGTCATCGAGCGCGGCGTCCCGCAGCGCCTTCCAGCCATCGGCCAGGATGGCCTTGGCTTGCTTTCTGGACAGCCCGGCATCCCGCAGGGCGTCCTCCAGTTCCCGCACGGTCGGCAACCCGTCACCCTTCACCGCACTGACGCGCGCGGCGTCATTGGCAGGGAAGACGACAGGGCTGACCTCGTACAAGTCCACGTCGGTGAGCTGCCGCGTCTTGCTCGGCTCGTCCCAGACCGACTTCTTGGTGCGATAGCCGATGCTCAGCCCGGTCAGCGCGCCCAGCTTCAGCAGCTCGTAGGCATCGCGCCCGTCGCGCGTCTGCGTGGCGATGCGTCCCTTGACTACCAGGCCGTGGCCGTCTTCGCGCATCGCTTCCCACACGCCGATGGGCCGATCGTAGTCGTGCTGCCACAGCATCGCGGGCGGGCGGCCCTTGCTCTGCGCGTCGGCCAGCGTGCGCGTGAAGGCCCCCGGCATGACCACGTCGCCATAGCTGTCCTTGACGTGGAACACGGAGCCGTAGCCCTCGAACGTGCCCTCGCCGTCCGCGTCCAGTCCCTTGGCGTCCAGTGACACCACCAGCCGCTTCGTGCTCATGCCTCGGCCTCCTGTGGCGCAGCAGGCGCGGCCCCCGCACCGGCTGCCACTCCCGTGGAGCCGAGCCGCATCAGGTTCCCCGGCACATACCGCACATCGCCGCCGTCGATCGCGTTGGCGTTCTCCAGCGCGCGGATCTCGTTCGTGTCGAGTGCGCCGAGCTGGAACATCTCGCGGTAGTAGGTGGCGCGGCTCGTGCTATCGCCGCGCAGCAGCCCCTCCATCGCGAACTCGATGAACAGGTCGGAGCCGTCCGGCACCAGCGCACGGGTCAGCGCCTGTTCCCAGCGCACGAGCCACGGGCGGATGCAGTGCGTGACGAACTCGATGCTCTGCTGCTCGATGTTGGAGAACGTGGCGCGCTCGAGATCCCCGATCAGATGCGGCGGCACCCGGAACAGGCTGGCAATCTCGGATCGGGCAAACTTGCGCGTCTCCAAGAACTGCGCATCGTCGGGCGTCATGGTCAGCGTCGTGACCTTGATGTCTTCCTCGAGGACAATCGGGTACTCGCCGCCCTCTGGCCCGTAGTGGCGCGCGAAGCTGCTAGCGAGGATGTCCTGCCCGGCTTGGCTCAGGTTCTTCGGGTGGGTCAGCACCACGCCATGCCGGAAGCCGCGCGTATACAGGCTGCTGGCCGTCTGCGCCGTGGCGTCGGCCACCTCGAAGGCGTAGCGCGCGTCCTGCACAGGGCTGCGGCCGACCAGGCCATCGACGGACAGGCCGACGATGTGCAGGATGTCGCGGGCCGGGTACGGCTTGGCCGCCTGGTCATCGCGCAGCCGCACCCAGTACGTCACGGACAGGTCGGCGTTTTCCTTCGGCTCGACTCGATCCGGGTGCAGCGGCCACAGCTCCCGCGCGTTGCCGTCGCGGTCGCGGAAGATGAGGGCGTAGGCGTTGCCACGCAGGCACAGATGCGTCTGTAGCATCTCGCGCCAGCTGAAGCTGGTCAGGCGTCCCGTGGGGGCGTGGTGCAGGAGGCTGTACAGCGGGGCATCGGCGGCCCGTTCCTTGCCGCCATCGGCGCGGCGGCGGTAGACGTGCAGCGGCAGGGACGCAACGGATTCCGCGATGACGCGGACGCAGGCATAGGCCGCTGCGATCCGCATGGCCGACGACGGGGCCGCAGGGCTGCTGTCGCGGACCAGGTCCGCCACCAGCGAGCCAAGCGGCCCGAGCCACGCCGACGACTTGCGCTCGTAGAGCGCCGCGAATGGGGTCACACCGCGCCTGGTGCGCGGCGGCTGCTACCGGCGGGCGGCTAATCCGCCCGCATGGAACAGCGCCGCTCCGGCGAGAATCAGCGCCATCGGCACTGAGTACAGTGCCACCCCAGTCACCATCAGGCCGAAGCCGGTGAGCTGGAACAGGTCGGCTATGACTTTCCCGCCGTTCTCACGATGCGGCATCGGCGGTCGATGCGAAAGCGCCCGCTTTCGGAGTCTGTCAAGGAATGTCAGGGCATGTGGGGCGATGGCGAGGACGGCCATCCCAAGCAGGCCAGCCACCACGGCAACCGCGAATTGCTCGGGCCTGCTCATGCCGTGGCGCTCGTGCTGCGGGTGGTCAGCTTGGGCCGCGGCCGCAGTTCCTCGAGATCCACCAGGATGACGAAGCCGCCCGCGTTGGTGTGCCGGGTCAGCGCCCCCTTGCGCACCCACTCCCGCAGCGTGCGCGACGGCGTGCCCGTGATGCGCTCGGCCTGCTCCAGCGTGATGTACCGCGCGAATACGTCCGTCATCGGGCCTCCTGTGAGATTGCCAGCGCGTCGTCAAAGCCGCAGTCGCATGGCCGGATCTCGTGGCACGCGAACAGGCTGCGCCGCTTCGCGCATGTCACATCGTGAACGCCGTGCCGGAACAGTGCTGCCCATAGCCGCCGCACATCCCGCCGCGCCTCGGCCAGTTCCCGCTCGGCCTTGTCGCGCTGCTCCAGCGTGATGTACCGCGCGAATACGTCCGTCATCGGATCAGCCTCCAGATGATCATCAGCCACACGACTCGCCAGAACACGCTGCTAATCACGGCGTCGATGTCCCATCGCATCAGCATCTAGGCCACCCCCTGCTGCTGCGCTGCCGCCTCCAGTGCCCGCCGCCGCTTCTCGCGCTGCGCCTTCTCGACGGCCGGCAAGAACTCCTCGTAGTTGCGCACGCCCACCACGCTGTGGGCCACGTGGCCGATGTTGAGCGTGGGATCGACCCACAGCCGGCAGCCGGCCTCCTGCTTGGCCCGCTGGCAGAACCAGATGTCTTCCGTGACACGCATCCAGCCCGCCGCATCCGCCTGAAACTTGAACCAGGGCCGCTCGAGCAGCCGGAACACCGCCGTGGGCACCAGCGTGCAGCCCATGCCGAGCACGTCCACTTCGACCAGCGCCCGCTCCTCATGCACGTGGGTCAGGTGCGTGTACATGTTCGGGTCGGGGTCGTCGGCCGCCTTGCGCAGCGCCACGGGCTGATGCGGCGGCGTCTTCAGGTGGTACAGCCCGCCGACGATGCCGCGCTCGTGATGCGGCAGCAGCTTGCCGAGCAGGCCATGCGGCCACACGTTGTCCGCGTCCAGCCAGAGCACGTGGCTATGACCCTCGCACAGCGCCCGGTAGGCGGCCCGGTCGCGCAGCGTGTCCAGACAGAACGCCTCCGCTTCCCAATGCACGTCCACCTCGAAGCCGAGCGCCTTGGCCTGCTCCCGCGCATGCAGCAGCAGCGGCCCCAAGCTGGCCACCGTCTGCCGTGGCACGAACGGATGGTTACAGGCCACCGTCACCTGCACCGACCGCAGCCCTTCCGGCACGGCCCAGTCCGACACGGGCCGCGCCTTGCGCAACAGGAACGACTGCGACACGTTCTCGGTGCCGGCCGCCGGGCACGGGTCCAGCACCTGAATGGGCACCCCCCGCCGCTGCGCGAACTGCTCCACGGCTGGCGTCACGCCGAACCAGCCGAAGTCATGCCCGCCGATCTCGCCGCCGGGGGCCAGCTTGGGCCACCATGCCTCGAGGTCGGCCAGCAGCCCCGCCGTGCTGTGGTCGCCGTCCAGCCAGATGCGGTCCACGCCGCCATCGGGGAACTGCTCGGCCGCCAGCACGGACGGCTTGCGATGGATGAACAGCCGCGTATTGTGGCTGCGCTCCTTGTCTGCTGGGTTGATCACCGGCTGCAGGTTCGTGACGAACTCGTGATAGAACGAGCCGTCCCGCACCTCGGGCAGCTGCATCAGTTCGGGGCTGCCCTGCCAGGTGTCCACGCAGTGCAGCCGCAGCCGCTTGCCGCTGTTGATGGCCTCCACGCCAAGGAAGGCCGCGCTGCGCCCCTTGAAGCTGCCCACCTCCACGATCACGCCGTCGTCGGGTACCTCACGCACCCAGCGGGCGTAAGTGTCGTGCCAGTCGAACCAGCCGGGGATGGTGTGCCAGTAGTGCTCCAGTGTCATCGTCCCTCCAGAGGCCGCAGCGAGATCACGCCGCGGGTTTCGTACACGCTCGGCCCGGCATCCCGCCCGAACCGCAGCCACAGGAACAGCCCATTGAGCAGCGCCACCACGGGGTCGATGCGCTGCCGACTCTTTGCCTTGTCCGGTTTCAGGTTGCCGGCCGGGTCCGTCGAGGCTTGCAGGTTGTCGGCGGCCCAGGTCAGGACCGGCGACTGCGGGTGCCGCAGCATGCCGCCCGCGAGCAGCGCCAGGAACCGCTGCATCGGCTCGGCCATCGACGCGAACCCTTGCCGCACCTCGATCACCCGGTCCTGCCCCAGCGACTGCGCCAGCGCCGCCGCCGTCTCGCTGGCGTTCCACGGGTCGAAGCCGAGGCCGCGCACGGTGCAGGTGCCGGCCTTCGCCAAGATGTCAGCCCGCACCCGCTGGTAGTCCACGACGCTACCCGGCGTGACCGTCACCCAGCCCTGCGCCGCCCATGTGCGGTAGGGCACCCGGTCAGTCGGGTCGGCCAGCTTGGCCTCCGGCACCCACACCTGCGGCCACACGCGCACATGCCCCTCCGGTGTCACGTGCAGCCAGGTGCAGGCCGTCAGGTCGGTCGTCTTGGATAAGTCCAGCCCAGCCCACACTTCCCGCCCCTCAAAGGCCGACCAGTTGAACGGCTCCCCGCAGGCGTCCCACTGCGTGCGCGGGATGATCCGCGTGTCCTGCTCCACCAACTGCCCGACATGCAGCCGCCGAAACGTCGGTTCATACGCCGGGATGTTGACGGCCTTCCGACACTCGCCGGCCAGGTAGTCCTTCTTGACCGAGACGCCGTAGTTGGGATTCGCCTTCGCCCACGTGGCCGGGTCCTGCCAGTCGTCGTCCTCGTCGGCACAGGCAATGAGGCCGAACCATGTGTCGTCCTCGATCACGCCCTCTAGAATCTGCCGCGTGTACTCCCGGTGCTGCCACCAGATCGACAGCCGCTCCTGCCCCGCCGTCGTGATCTCAAAGAGCAGTGGGTGCCGCCGCGTGCCCATGCCCGTCTGCATGATCTCGATCACGCCGGCATTCTTGTGGGCATGCACTTCATCCGCGATGACGATGTGCGGGCGCAGGCCGTCCAGCGTGTCCGCATCGGCCC